CACGGGCAGGTGCGTCCATGAGCGCGGAGGCCATTCGCATCGAAGGCCAGATACGCGAGGGATGGACGCCAGGGATGGCAGAGGCGCGGCTCGTGGAAGAGCAGAAGGCCGAATACGCCGGACACGCAGGGCATGAGGTGCGCGTGACGGTGCTGCGCGGAGGCGCGAGCAGCAACGGCTATTACTATAACGAAAAGGCGCTGCGAGCGATTGCGCGGCTGCTGGAGGCGGCGCAGGCATATGTCGATCACCCGCGCACGGCGGCGGATAGCCAGGTACGCTCGGTGCGCGATATCGTCGGCTTCTACCACTCCCCGCAGGTGGTGCTGGGGCCGGAGGAGCCACTGGGGCGCGTAGACGCGACGCTGCACATTCTGGAAACGGCAGAGTGGCTGTGGAACATGATTCGCGAAGCCTGCGCGCTGGGCCACCCGGAATTGATCGGGCTTTCCATCGACATCTATGGCACCTGGCAGCCACTGGAGACCGGCATGGAAAGCGCCATGAACGCAGGCGCAAGCGGCAGAGCAGGACGAGCCTTGAAAGAGGTGACAGCGGTCGTGGCGCTCAATTCGTGCGATATTGTGACCCGTCCCAGCGCGGGCGGGGCCTTTCAACACATTTTACAGGGAGAAATGAACATGAACGAAGCAGAGAATATGCAGGACACGGCAGGACAATCCATTGTACCCGTCATGCCCCCGCAAAACGAGGGCCGCGTGCAGGAACAGAGCGCGCAGCAGACGACCGGCGCCGCACTGATGGAAGCAAGAGGAGGTGAAGCAGCGGCCCTGCTGGAGGAGCTGCGCAGGGAGCGAGGGCAGTTACTGCTGGAATGGCGGCTGCTGGAGGCGGAGCGGCAGGGCATGCCAGCGACGGCGCTGGGCCTGATTCGCGGGCGTTTCGCCGGGCGCATCTTCGAGGAGGCGGAACTGGAGCGCGAGCTTGAAGGGACGCGGCGCATGCTGGCCGAGCTGTCGGCCAGCGGCCTGATTCGCGGCCAGGGCTTTGAGCGACCCCAGATAGGCGAGCAGATCACGGAGGCGGAAAAGTTGCAGGCGGCCTTCGATGCCATGTTCGGGCTGGAGGTGAACACGGCCCGCCTCGGCAATGTACGCGCCTTTGCCTCTATTCGCGAGGCATATGCGCGCGTGACGGGCGATCCCTCTGTCAGCGGGGCAAGCCTGCGCGAGCCGGGGATGATCCGCGTCGATGAAGCGGCCCCCATCCCGCGCATCACCGAGGCTGACACCACCACCGCCAGCTTCTCCTACCTGCTGGGAACAAGCATGAATAAACGCCTGCTGAAAGACTACCAGGCGTGGCCCGCCGAATGGCAACGCTTCTGCACCATCGTCCCCATTAAAGACTTTAAGCAGCAGACCCGTGTGCGCCTCGGCGCCTTCGGCTCCCTCTCCACCGTCCCGGAAGATACGGCTTACACCACGATCTCGCTCCAGGATACGGCGGCCACCTACGTCCCCACCAAGCGCGGCAACCTGGTGACCGTCTCCCGCGAGACCATCATCAATGACGACCTCATGGCCATCCGCCAGATTCCCACGAAATTGGCCGTGGCCGCCGCCTACACCATTGCCGAGTTTGTCTACGCCTTCCTCTCAGGCAATGGCAACATCTATGATGGCAACGCCCTCTTCACCTCCGGGGCCCCACACTCCAACCTGGGCAATGCCGCCCTCTCCACCGCCTCCATGCAGGCCGGCGTCACGGCCATGCGCGAGCAGACCAACATGGCCGGCAAACGCATCGGCCTGCGCCCGAGGTTCCTCATCGTCCCGCCCGAACTCGAATTTGTGGCGATGGTCGCCACCAGATCGGCGGGCGTCCCCGGCTCCGCTAACAACGACATCAACCCCATGCTCGGCTATGTCGAACCCATCGTCAGCCCGCAACTCTCCAACACGGCCCAGTGGTTCTTCAGCGCCGATCCGGCAGTGATCGACACCATCGAGATCGGCTTCGTCGGCGGCCAAGTCAACCCGGCCCTCTTCATCCAGGACCAGCCCCTCTACGGCCTGAATTTTTCGCAGGACGTGATTTCCTACAAGGTCAGGCATGAATACGGCGGGGCCGTTGTGGACTACAGGGGCCTCTACAGGGGCATCTAAGCCATCGAACAGGTGAGATGGAAAGCAAAACGTTCCATCTCACGTTCCGTTCCATGACATGAAAGGATTTCTCCGATGGCACAGCTTCCCAATGCCAACGCCTTCACGGTGAGCGATGGTCTCACCACCTACATCAATTACGATACCGTCGGCAAGCATGAGGTTCACAGCAACGCCGGACAGACCGCGCGGCTCTTTGTCTGGGATGGCTCAACATCCTTATGGTATCCGGTGAAATGACAGTGAAAGAGAGAAGGGAACAGAGAGACAATGACCGGCTACCTGAATCCTGATGGCTCCGAACTGGTCGGCGGCCAGCTTCCTTCCGGCGCGGGGCAGGCGCTGCAACTGGACAACAGCGGCAACCTCAAAACAACGGCTACCCTCAACCCCCCTGCTGTGCAGCGCGTCGATGCGCAGTCCGGTGACTTTGTCGCGGGCAGTATCGTTGACCTCGCCACGCTACTGGCCCTTGCCGGAACGAGCGGCGATGCCAACACCGTCGCCAGCTTCATGGGCCGCCTCACGAAAATCAGGGATTTGCTGGGCAGCACGCTCACCGATGACGTGATCGACCGCTGGGCGCGCCAGATGGGACAGGTCGATATCGCCAGAACGCTGGGGGCGGCCATCTCGGCCAGCAACCCGCTCTTTGTCACGCAATCGCAAAACGGGGCCGTCCTCTCGGACACCAATCCAGAGGTCAACATCTCCAATATCCAGCAGATGATCCTCTCCGGCAAAGGGTTTAGCTGCTCGACGGGCCTCATCACCGCCGCCGCCAACCAGGCCGCGTCCTTCTTCGTGCCAAACACCTCAGCCAGAAACGTGCTGATCTGGTCGGTGCGGGTGATGTATAGCAATGCCAGCCAGGTCAGCCAGTTTCAGTACCTCTCCGCCGACGACGCCAACATCACGGCAGGCGCCTCCTGTGCAGGCAATGTCCTCAACCTGAAGTCTGGCGGGCCAGCCTCAGCTTCTGGCTTCGCCATGCACTCCAATAGCGGCGTCGCCAGCGTCGCCGGAACCGCGCTTGATGAGGTGTTGAATGCCGTCAACCAGAGTACCGAGCTGCTCTCCCCCGGCATGTTTTTGCTCATCCCCGCCGGGCAGGCGGGCGGCATCGCCGTCTACACCGGCACCACCGCCGCCGGCAAGTGGACGGTCACGGTGAGATTCTGCGAGTATTAAGATGACCAACAACCCTTACAGCCCCTACGGCGTGACCATTGCCCCCGTCAAGAACAACCCGCCGACCATGCCAACACAGTTGCCCCTGGATATGCTCGCCTGGGGGCCGAAGGCCGTCATTCGCAACAACTACCTCTGGCGCAGCAACGAGACCGCGCCCGGCGTCTACAGCTGGTCGTCCTACCTGGACAACTTCGTCAGCCAGTGCAACGCCGTCGGCATCACCGCCCTGCTCCCCATCAACGGCGCGCCCGCCTGGTACCTGGCTCTCGATGTACTCGGCAACTACATCGGGCCAACGACCACCACGCAGCAGTACAATCAGGGAACTGCTTACACCAGCATCGCCGTCAACCCGCTGCCAACAGGGACGAACATTGCCAATGGCGCCGGGTTATTGATCGATGTCGAGGGCAACCAGGAGACCGTCACTATCAACCATACGGGCGGTTACAGCGCCGGGGCAACGTCACTCCAGATCAACTCGTGGACGCCCGCCAGCACGCACGCCGCAGGCTGTCATGTCGTCGCCGCCGCATCAATCCTGCCCGACCCGGCAGCAATGGCGACCTATGCCGGTCTCGTTGCCAGCCGCTACAACGGACTCTCCGGGCATGGCACGATAGGGATTTTCCAGATCGGCAACGAAGAGTATGATAGCTCCCCCAACCCTGACCCCAACGGCTATCGCGACCTGCAGGGCAAGTGGCTGGCCCTCACCATCCAGTCCGTCGCCCCCGCTATTCGCGCTGCCGCCCCCGGCGCGCTCATCCTGGCCGGAGCCGTGCGCAAAGTCCCCACCAACGCGCTCTCCCACGTGCAGAACTGGTTGACGAACCTGTGTACGTATAACGGCGGCGTCAATGGCCTCATCGATGCCGTCGATTTCCACTACTATCGCGGCGGCAGCAGCGCCGGTCCCGACCCCACCGCCTCGGATGCCAACACGCCTTCGATCTCCCAGCAGCTTTCCGCCATGCAAAGCGTGCTGGCAACCAGCAACACCATTGCCCAGGTCTGGTGCTGCGAATTCGGCTGGGACATGTACGACGACGGCAACGGCACGCAAACCACCACCTCGGCCACACTCAATCAGGGGCAAGCCTACGCCAGCATTGCGGTGGCCGCCCTGCCCTCGGCCATTACCGACGCCACGCCCATTACGGTGGACTACAAGGCCGCCACCTATGCTAATCAGGAGATCGTCTACGCCTACGGACAGGCCGCGAAAAACGCCACCAGCATTCAGATCACCACCAACCCTCTGGGCAGCGGGGCCGCGCAATCCGCCTGGACAGCGCAGTACACGCACACAAACGGCTGTAAAGTCTATGCGCAGAACTCCGTCACGAACATCTACACCCAGGAACAGGTGCGCGGCTGGACGATTGAGATGTACGACGCCATGCGCCAGGGGGGCGGCGGCATGTGCCTTTTCTATACCGACAACCCCAACTCGACGGTGCATACCAACGCCAACCCGCTCTCCGCCGTCGAGACGAAATCGCTCTTCCAGAGCATCAATAGCGTGCCGACCTACATGACCGCCTACAGCAACCCCTCGCAGTCGCCAGGGCCAGGCATCAAGGAATATGCCGCGCAGTATCCCTACTGGAATAGCCCGCCCCAATCGAACATCACGCTCCACGCGCGTGACGGCAAAATCACGCTCACCGCAAGGGGGAACGGCTCATGATCTCACCCATCTACCAGGGCGATACCGGCAGCCCCTTTGCCCCCACCCTGCTCGACGATAGCGGCAATAGCCTGCTGGTGGGCCTGTCGAACTCGGCCATTTCCATGAAGTGGAAAAACAAGCTTACCGGAGTCGTGCAGACCTGCGCGGGCGGCTGGGCCATCGATAACGCAGCGACCGGAGCCTGCCATTACAATCTGACCGGAGCAGATGTGGCAACGGTCGGCGTCTTCATTGTCTTCATCACCGTGCAGACCGCCGCCGGGCCGCGCCACATGGACCCATTTGAAATTGAGATTATGCCGGTCGTCTAACACGAACAGAGAATACCGGCAGAAGCAACAGGACAGAAAGGAAGGAACACACAATGTTGGATTTAGCGGAATTCACCTGGGGACGGTACAACAGCGGGCAGATCGCCCCGGCAGGCTCGTACCTCAATTTGAGAACGTTATGCATTTTCCAGCAGACGAGCGATGGCAATGTGCCGAATGATGGCACGTTCTTCCGCGTGGATTCGTCCGGGACACAGACCTTCGCCAACATCGCCACAACGGTCAACGGCGTGCTGGGAACGTCGTACACGGCGGGCAGCTTCCATGCCTGCGCTGGCGGCGATAACGAGACCAGCCCCGGGCAGGCGAGCAATGACGCATGAGCCAGGCGATCAAACGCGGCATCATCCAGTCGTTTAACGCGAGTACATACACGGCCTCGGTGTTGCTGCTGGAAGCGACCTCGGCGGCGTTGACCGACATAGCGGTCTCGAACACGCTGGATTCCACCTCGTGCCTGCCCGGCGCGCTGTGCGCCGTCCTCTTCTTTGACGAACACAATCCCTCGGATGCCGTCGTCATTGCCGTCTTCGCCAATGGCAGCAGCGCGCTGCCCGCGCCTCCGCCCGGTCGCGTGACGATCAGCAGCCCGGTGCAGCAGTTGAACGCGGTAACGATCAACGCGGGCGTGACGCAGACATTTACGCTGAGCAACCTGCCGTCAGGAACGCTGGCCGTGCTGTGCAAAGCGTACTTCTCGACACCGGCCCCGCCCGCGCACATCGATCTGGCCGCGCACGGCGGCAACCTGGGTGAAACGCTGACTATCGGGGACAACCAGAGCGCGACGGGCAACCTCAATGGCGGGGGCCTGTTGCCCGTCGACAGCCAGGGCCGGATCGACATCAAGGCTAACGGCGGCGCCTGTACCGTTACCCTCTTCACCTACGGCTATGTGATGTGAAACGGCCCCAGATCAGGCCAGCCGCAAGAGCTGGCCCTACTATACACGCTCCATACCGCTCGCTGATCGAGCAATATGGAAGCTGAGCAATGTGAGCGGAAGCAAGCGACGGCTGAAAGGAGGTTACGATGCTGCTCTCCGATATAGAGACTGCCGTGCGACAGGATTTGTTTGACCCGCTCTCCTCGTCAAACCCGCGCTGGCAGGATGCGGATATCGACCGCGCCATCGATAAAGCGGTCGACCGTTACAGCCAGTATTACCCCAACATTGTCTTCACGGACATGGCCTCGCAGCCGTTCCAGCGCACGTACCCCTACCCGGCATCGTGGAACGCGGCCTACCCGGT